GTGAGACACAAAGGAGGGGTGACGAGCCCAGCCAGTGGTCGGTATCCTTACGGAGGTGATACCAATCCGTCAATCTTTAAGCGAAAGCTTTGGAGTTAGATTTCCAAGTGGACAAGCGCGGCTCCACCAGGCGCGGGCACTGTTGAACAGGTCTGCCATCCCTGCGGTACTTAACTACAGATTTGTAGAAGGGGAAACTGATCCCTTGAGCAAGATCCTGGACCGAAGCCACAGATGACCAGGTTGATCGGCTGTGACTACCGGGAAGTCAGACCTTACCACGAAGCGAGCCGGAACGTAGGTGTCGGTTAAATGAGCGTTCTCCGATTCCTCAGGAGTGCTCCAAGATAACTTAAACCATTTGTTCGAGAACTCATCACAAGGAAGAGCGCTCGTAACAGCATTGCCAGTGGACTTCATGGACGTGTGCAGCAAACTGCTGCCATCTCCACCTCCCCACACGTTTGAAGTTGTGAAGGCAGTGGAGGAGGCCATAGTTCGGGTATTCGTTGGGACGCTATCTGCATAATCAAGGAGAAATCCCATTTCAATCGACCCATCTGTCTGAGTAGAACATCTGGGGAGATATACGATTTCCCAATGCTTAGGTCTCCACAACGCATACGCCTTCGCTATGGTTCCAACACGATCCAAGGCAGCGGGTGACACGATGAATACCTGGGAGTCAGTAGTCCCAGCTGTACGCTGGAAACCACCTAGGTAGCTGGTGATCATGCCGGTGTCAAACCAGTCACTCACACCTGCCGTCCTGCCTCTACCAGCCTTCAAGGTGGAACCAACCGCTGCTGGAGGGTTCAAAGGTCGAGAGACTGGCTCCATCGACCGGCCACGCCTCCTGCGGCGGCCCCCAGGCTGCTGCTGAGCCTTGGGTTTTGGTTGTTGCGGGGCTTTCGTTGCTGCTCCTTTCCTCACCATCATTTCCGGAGACCCGGCCAATCCGGCGGAGGTATCTGACGATCTGGCCCCAGCGGCGAGAAGAACTTAGCTCCATCTCTAAGCTTTCCACATCATGTGGTCCACTGAGATATCGAAACAGACATTTAGGCCACGTTTCCAGTTCCGCTCGACCCTTCGAGATGAGGTGGGAGCAAAAGCTCACCTCCTTCAAATCACCGTTGGGGAGCACCGGACACGCTTCATACTCTTTACAG